TAAATCCAAAATCATCATCAGCATCAGCTGAAGTAGGATTAGGTGTAACAACAAGTCTTTGCTCTCTCTTAGGAGCATTGTCTTTAAGGTCTGTAAACTGATCAACCTGTACAGTTTTAATAATGGACTGTGAAGTAACAGGACCATACAGATAGAATTTTGCAGTGAAACTCAATGTATAAATTAAGGCTCTTCTTGCTGCAAAGTCTCCTTGATAATTATCTTCGTAACTAATATCGTTCAATACAATAGGAACATCTCTTTTAATTCCCATATCAGTCATATCATTAATAGTTAGAGTATAGTCTGGTTGAAAGAATGGTAAAATTTGTTCAACAATCTGTAATGCATCGTCAGAATTTTTTGCGAGGACATACAATTCAAACCCAACATTATAGGGTACTGGCATAAATTGTGTTTCAAGAGATTTGCCTTGAGTACCAGATTTTGTCTTTTTAAATTGTTGAATACGATTTAGTTTTCTTGATGGATCGTATGTAAGACCATTGATTTCAAAACCAATTCGTGGCAATGTAACCGCAACCTGTTTTGTCAAGTCTGGGTCTTCAGCAAGACGAACCAAAAATTTCTGCTTCGGCCCATAAGCCAAAGGAACTTTCATTGATTGAACTACTTTACCATCGCTGTCTTTACGAACCAACGATATATTATTGAACATTGTACCAAATGCAACAACCACTTTTCTGATTGTCTCATGGTAATATTGTGTGCCTAACATTAACCTAAACTCCCTGCATCACCAAATGGATTATTCTCACTAAAATCAAGGATCGTATCGTCTAACCTATCGAACAATTCATTCTGCGCTGATGGATCAGCGTCAGTAGATAATCTACTACCTTCTCCTATTATATAGTCTTCTTGTAACAACCACTCACCAGTTTCAAGTAACAAGCTCTCACCGACTGAAGTTGAATCATCTTCACCAATGATGTTGTCATTGTCTGTCTCATCCTTCAGCAGACCCCTTGTTGTGGCCGTATCGTGTATACGAACAGATTCATTAACGGCAGAGGACTGTTCCAATGTAACTTGATACACTAACGTATCTACAGACAACGCATCTTCAATTGCATCAATAGCTGAAATACCAGTATCCAAACGTTCCGAACTGTAATCGAATGTACGACATTGTAATTTATAAACTGGATTGTTATCTAATTGATAATAAGGTTCCTCATGGACAACAAAATTAACCTCAAACAATTTTCCCAGAATAGGATGAAAAACTAAATCTCCCTCTAGTGGACGGTCTGCGCCTGTAGCATCTGTCTCTGATAACAAGTAAAAATCAGACCCCTCAAAAGTAACTGCATCACCTGACATGTCAATAGTATCAGATTCCAATAAAATAGAACCACCCGAATCTGTATCTGTTGCGTCCTCAATAGTAAATTGTTTTGTTAATTCTTGGAATCTATGTTTTGCAACTACAAACGTGATTTCACTCAAGTCTTGAAGCCCGAACTTTGTCATAAGTTCTTTTTCACCAGCATATCCACCACTAGAGTTTTCAACATACATTTCTATTTTTGCAGAGTTTCTAAATTTAGAAAGAGTATCTTCACCAAAAGTGGTATCTTCTGCAACAAGTGTTCTGTCAAGATAATGAACATCGTGCCCATAAATTTGAATTACTTCAGCAACCAAATTTTTGTATAGGTTTTGTTCAGTCGCAAGAGCAGCAACATTATTTGTGTGGAATGCTGAATTAACGGCCATTAAATTATCCTATCATGTAGTTAATTGGTAATTCAAAATGCAATTGAATCTGTTCTTCTAACTTTTCTATTTCTTGTTGTGCTTGCTCATAAATATCGGCTCCATTCATAGTAATTCCACCAAGCATTTCTACTCCACTGAACTTAGATAAATTTGCGCCCCATTGTCTTTTGATAAGAGCAGATGTGTATCTTTTCAAATACATGTCATTAAAAATATCTGTAAATTGTGTTGGGTCAAGTTTTCTGTAACACTCTATGATAATAAATTCATCTACTTTAATATCATTATTCCAATCCATATCTAGATAGAGTCTCTGTTGGTGTTGACTAAAACGAATTGGAACCTCACCAACTAAAACATGTTCTAAAAAGTCAAGATGTTGAAGTGTCATCTGATATTCCATAATAGAAGTGGATGAAAAATCATACAAGTCATTCAACCTCAGCTGATACCTTAGATCAAACATATTTGCCGTAGAACTATCTGTAAAAGGGAAAACTTGTACAACTGAAATAACTGCATCAGGTGTAGGTATATATCCCGCTCCATCAAGCCAATTTGCTGTTACTGAACCGTCAACGGTATCAGTTGCAGTCGTTGTATTATTAGTTGCAGCTCTATTAATATCTGCCTGTGTGATCTGGTGTTTTAGATAGACACGCTCAATTCCATCGTAATGATACTCAGCAAAAAACTGAAGTGCCTCATCAATACGGTCATCAACCTGATCATCAGACACGTTAATGTCGATCACACCAAAACCTAGTGACCTGAGACAGTATGATTTAAGTGTAGCTTTTGTTGCTGGAATTGCCATTACATCACTCCTTATACACTCTATTTATAAGTATTTAGATGCGATACAGTTTGGTCCATACTGACCATCTTCAAACCAATCTGATTGTTGTACAAATCCAACACTTTTATATGCCGGTAACGCACTTTCTCTGGGAACTGTCCACATCCAATCACCATCTTTGCGTTTTGCATACTCTAAACACCAAGTTAGTATAACTGAAGAATATTTCTGCCCTCTAAAATTTGGATGAACCCACAACCCTCTTGATCTCCAATAATTAAATATTCCCTTGGAATTACTATAGTAACAACTGTTTACGGCAACTAATTCGTTATTAGACCTAATACCAACAAATGTAGGCTCCGCATCCTTTGCCATCTGTTTATCTTTACCAAGTTCTTTTTGCATCCAGAACCATGTCCACTCATTTGCTTTTGCGACTCCATTCTTCTTGTCAGGCCACAGTTCTTTCTCCCATACCTCTTTGATCTCCTCGAAACTTATCTCTTCGACAAAATCAAGCATGGTTTTTGTATCCCTCCCATTCATGTGGTTTGTTGAAACGGTGTGAAAAGTGAACAAATTTTATGTCAGGATGAAACTCATCACCCAAACATATATAATCGTTTCCAGTTATCTCTCTGTATTTTCTTGTTAGCTGAACATTAAATTTCATCATGCTCTTTCCGTAGATTATGTCTTCGCCAGTTACCCAACGAGTAAACCATTGAGGTGGTAGCACCGTTAGTTTTAGTCGTTCATTAACTGAGTCCTCAACAAAATATTGCTCTCCATTTACAGGACCATTTGTTGTGCCGTTTAAAATGTAATAACGCTGCCAGTGTTTCATATCTTTCATGAATTTCTCATAGATGTATTCGCAGTCGGTTGGGTAGTATTTGAAAAATCCACCGTTGATTTTATAACCTTCTTTATTGGTATCTCTCCACCAGCCTGGCATCGCAGCAAATTCACCCCGCTCGATAGGAAACTCGAATATTTTCTTGTAATCATTTATGAGCAGCATGTCAATGTCAATGACACAAACAGGTTCATCAATGCCTGTGTTCATTGCGTACATCTTGTTCCATTGTAATTGAACATCTGAATGGTAAGGTTCTCGTATCCAGACCATCTCATAGTCTGAAAGTTTTTTCTCTAAGTATGTCTCGTATTCCGGCCCATACTTGTCGCCTATTCTAACTGCAAATATCTTCATGGTGCGTAAGGAAAAATCATTTTTGATTTTATCATGTCCATAGGTTGTACTCCAAAGTATTTATTCGGCTTCCAATCATCACCATCTTTTTCAAACCAAGGAATGAATGCAGCGACAATGTGAATTCTTGGTTTAGTTCCCCCACCCGTATCTCTAACTCTATGTTTTATTCTTGTGTTCCACATATAAGCTTTACCTACCTCTAAGTGTTTTGCTAGTGTTAAAGAATTACCGTAATTGTCTGTTCCATCAATCTCCAAAATATAAGATGGTTCCGTAACCAGTGGAATATTAAATCTTATAGCACACCAGAGAACTTCATCTAAATGCCAACTTTGTTCATGGCCGGGATACTCCCACATCACCCTTGATCTTGTTGGAAGTAAATCCACACAGTCTAAAAAATTACCGTAATGTTTTTTGACTATTGGATGGACCGTAGAAAATCCATATGTATCGTAGTAAGTATCCCTGTCATCTTCCCAAGGAGGATTTGGGTTATTCAATCGAGAATAAGTCCAGTTCAATTCTGGATGACCAAGACTTGCATATGGACTTTGTAGGTGTTTGTCACCGTTTGGATTCATACAGATACTAAATCCTCTATATTTCTCTGCCTCTTTGTTATCCCTTTGCCATCCTTTAATACCTCCAATCTCATCCACAATTTTCAAAGTTTGTTTGTGTAACTCATTTGCAGTCGGCAGACCTAATTCTTCCAAGGTAAATTCAAGAAAATTGTCTTCAATTTTTTCCTCGTAGAAATTAAACGCATTATACTTTTCATTCAATTCAGTGAATTTATCCATTAACATACTTATCCTTTGTTGGCCGTGTTCCTCTTAGGTAATAGTATTCACTATATTTTTCTAGAGTATCAACTAATTTATCGAAACTCTTCAGTAAATAAGGGAAGTCATAACACACATGAGATGTGTGGTATCCATATATATTGCTTATATCCATAAACACCTTTTTATTTTTAATCTTATCAACGAACCATTCTGGACTCATGTCAATTCCACAAATAATATCCCACACTTTATATTCTATATTATATTTTTTGTACATCTTCTCTTGAAGAGTTCTAAGCTCCTCATGTGTTCCAAAAGATTCGGTTCTTTTGTTGAGTGCGTCTCTATGGTCTTTGTTTGTAGTGAAACCATTAATGGCAATAATTTGATCAGAATTTTTAGCATACAATAATATATCATCCATAGACATATTCATCTCAACTATGGTTTGTTTTATCTCTACATTCTCACTACAATAATCATAGAATACAATATCACCATCAAAGTCTAACTTCTCTGCGAACACTTCACCCGTGTACCCAGCTGTTGGGGTCAGTATTAAATCAAATGATTTATCTGGCAACTTTCCCAAAGACTCTGTATTCTCTGCATAAAACACTTCGTACATTCTTGTAAATAAAATTTTAAAATATGGATCACTCTTGTCTATTTCCTCACGCCACCCCATTTTTTTTGAACTACTTAACACCCAATTTTTGTTTTGGAGTTCTCTTCGTTCTTCCATGTGTCCATAAGACCAAGACTTAGATGCACGTTCCACATCAGAAAAATTTGTGATAGTAGGAAGTTCGTGTGGAGTCAACCATGAGGGGGTATAGTCATCATGAAAATTATCGTCTGCTCTTATAAAATTATCCCACTTTCCTCTTATATTTGGTTTACCCAATGATCTCCATTTTTTAAGATTGAGTTCTATGTGCTGGTGATGAATAAATGCTTTCTCGTTTGGTCTAGCAATGATGTGACCTCTACAAAATTCATCTGTCTTTGTCCAGTTATAAAATCTTTGGATCGCAGTTATCGGACAAACCATGTCAAACACCATACCGGCTGATACAATCATAGCATGACTGTATTTGTCACAAGTGTCTAATACATCATTCAATTCAGTTAGGTAGCAAATCTTTTGATCATGTCCAGTTCCAGCCCCAGTAACACCACCAGAGGTTTGCAGTAGTGTTGTCTGTAATTGTTTCTCCGCTGCAAAATCCCATTTCAGAGTTACATAAGGGGAAGCCTTCTTGTTTGGGTACACGATAATAAAAACAAGATGTTCAAATCCTTTTTTGGGTTTTATATTTTCTGTATGTTTTAACCAAAGATTTTTATAATTGTCAAAGCTTTTCATAGTAAGGTTTCCATTCGGGGAACACATCAGTCAAACAGGTTCCCCTATACTTATCACGCTTTGCAACATCCTCAATCATTCTATCGTGTAAGCTTTGATCAAACGGTGTTTCTGTCAGATAACTTATTAGTTTCATAAAAGTTTTACTATGTTGTGGTTTGCTCTCATTATAAATTTTTTCAATATAATGTTTTCTGATATCTTCGTGTTCAGTAGTAATGGTGTAAAGATTATCTCCACCAATAACTAAACTGCCTGTTGCAAAATTATTATACACCTCTGGTTCACTATTCCTAAGTTCGTCTACACCATCAGCAACTTCATGTAAATACCCAACGTTGAGAGAACTGACACAAGTTGCAAACAATATTTTAGTTCTGGGTAGTTTTGCAAATCTTTTAACATTCTCCATAATCTTTGGCCACTTGGAAGGGAAACGAATATAATTATTCTTCTCTCCCCAACACTCAACAGAAACATTTATTTGACAATCTTTGAAGTGTTGAACATATTCAAATACATCTCCCAGTTTACCCATCTTAGGAGTTAGGGTTGCATTGGTAGTCATAACAAGTCGCATTTGTTTTGATACGCCCAGCTCAATTGCATGATCCATCATTTCATAATTTTGTGGAAGTGCAAGTGTCTCGCCCCCAACAAGTTTCAACTCAATAAGATTTTTCAATACGTCTGTGTATTGACTCATATCATCTTCTTCGTTGACCCAAGTTCTTCCAGCAAGCCAATGACTTGTCATTCCCTTACCTTTGGTTATACCAATCGCCTCATTCTCTTTTGCATAGGTTGATGAATTAAATGGCCCACACATATTACATTTTAGGTTACAGAAATTGTTAGGTGCGTTATACTCCATAGTAAGATAAAATGGTTCACTGTGGTCTGTATCAATATACTCTTCAAGTGCAGCAGTATACTCTTTGTACTCTCCATGATCTTCATCAAATTTGTCAACATACATCAACCTATGACTTTCAGTTTTTGAATGTTTTTCTTGCTCTTTACAAACCAGACAAAACTTTTCTGTCAGCGGGCCACCGCCCTCTAAAAATTCCTTGCGAAAATCTTTCATTAGTTGTGATTGGTGAACTTCCATTACAGAAGTCTTACCAGATTCCTTGATTTTACGGTTTGGCCAAACCTTCAAAACACAACACGGTTTTGTAACCCTATCATGATTAACAACAGCGTTCATAAATGGTTGAGGACAAAACCACTCTAAATCTTTTATTTTAGTCATAGACTATTTCCTATCTAGTATGGTTGAAAGCAATGCTTATTCTCTCTTTGCTGCTTTCATTTGGTTCTACTGAATGAAAGCAGTCGGAAGGAAATAACAACAGCCTGTTTGTTTTAGGACTAAACTTTTTAGGTGGATCATAAAGAGTTGGATTTGATCTCATTACTGTGCCTTGAAAAACAACATCGCCCATATTATCCTCTGGAACAGAAACATAAAAGATGCCACTAACTCCTATTGGCTGTACTGGTGGAGTTCTGTCATAATGATCATGTGTGGTATTTGAATGACCATTTCCATTAACATTGATCCACCAGTGAACCATATTCACTGTATTGTCTATTACATGCACATAATGATCAATACATTTCTTGAGAGAATTCGGCATGTCCTCTGGTTCAAGAAGTGCGCTTTGATATCCACCCACGTTAGATTTTCTTCGACCTATTTGTGTGTAGTCTCCAACAATTCGTGACATTGTATCTGTGTAGTCAGGTAGCTCTACTGTGTGGTCTTCAATCATCTAATTCCCTCAATACGTCTTTGCCAAACTGTTTGACCATCGACCGTTTCATCAACTCAATTCTTTCTTTATTCGATCCACCATGAACAATGAAATGAAAACGATTTTCATCAGAGCTGTTTAGTGCCTCATGTGTTACACCATTGTCAAACCAGAAACCAGTGCAATTTTCAAATGGTAGTTCTTCCTTTGTGTCTACTCTTCGTAGATAACAATTGTCTGGCTGATAGATTGCAAGATTGATTGCAGCAGATATGTTTCTCTGTCTTCCCTCGTTTATTCTTTCATCCCCAGCGTCATGATGTGCAGTGATACTACCGCCTGGTTTTATCAGCATGAACCGACAACGCCTATAGTGTTTATGTGGAAAGTCTTCTAGCCACCTCTTCATCTCTGGTGCGACCTCAGCAACTTCAGTCCACCCCCACTTTACTGTATCTTCAGTAAGTCCATGACCAGACGGATTCTTAGTGTAATGCCATCCCATCGAAGTATCATTATCGGTTTCTGGAACAAATCCATGAAGAGAAGAAGACCACCACTCATCACCATCCTGTAGTCGATGCGGCACAAAGAAACCTTCATCATAAACTGCTTGAGATTCTTTGATAATAATCTCTGGTATCTCTAGATCAATCTTCAAATACCAAACATCGTTTTTTCTGCACCACTCTACAGGAGTCATCGACCAATTACCATAAACCTTTTGCTTCTATTAGAAAGAACTTTTGATCCAGAATATATTACATGTTTAATTCTAGCCTGATCAATTAGTTCATCTTCCGACTCAACACAATTTATATGATCTTCATGTTGATCATCATCTGATGACTGTAGTACAAGCAAAGGATTTTTCTGTACTGCATTGTTTAGTTCTCTA